AATATGAATTAATTTTTCTCCTATCATATATCTATAATCTTTTTCTAAAATAAAATCTTTTCCATCATAATATTTTAAATTAAATTCATCTAGTTCTGGCATGATACCCCTCCATTATCTTTTAAATTGAATATTATCAGCTGTTCCTAATTGAAAATGTACTAAATCTTTTTGTTTCCAATTTCCACCCCAAACTATCCCATATTTATCAATCAAACCTTTGCTTTTGGCAATATCATAAATAGCTTTATAATATTTATAATCCCATCTAGCAACTGTCTTTTCTCTTTCTTCTCCAGTTTTTTTATCTGTGTATTTTTCTTTTTCTAAGACTGCTATGTCAACAGCATATCCATACCCATCTGCTTTAATTTGATGCTTTGATTTTAATTTATAACCATCACACCAGGTAACTTTGCTTAATTTATTTCCTTGATTATCATATAAAATAGTTCTTCCTTTTCTATACTCATAATTTTGTTCTTCCGCAGTTCTTACTCCACATGTAATCTTAAAATCATATGGAGTTTCTTTTATAAGTTCTTTCATAAAATTTACAACATTTGGATGAACTCCCTTCATTTTTTCCAAACTTACATCTGATAAATTGAACATTTGCTCCTCCTTTTAAAATAATAAGCTAATATAGGAGTTTTAAAACATATAGCCTATTAATAATATGCCTTTTGATTTAAAACTTCTCTATTCCCATTTTATAGCTTCAATTTCTTCTATATTTTTAGAAAATTCTAATTTTATTGAAAGCTCTGTAAATTTATTAAAAATAGTAGCTTTTCTTTTTATAAATTCAGTTAGTACATTCATTAATTGAAAATATTTAAAAGTTTTTATAGTATTATCAGATAATACCCAATTTCTTGTATCTGTTTCTGTAACTTCTCCTTTTTTTAACATATAATCTACTTCCCAAAAATTCTCTAAATCATCTTTTCTAACTTGAAAAGTATCTCCATTTACAGTTATATTTTCAAAAAGTTTAGATGTTCTTATCTGTTTTAACTCTTCTCTTTTTTTTAATTTTAGTTCCTTTAAATTCAATACCCATTCTTTATCAATCCATTTATGATATATACTTGGCTTAGGTATTTTAATTAAATTTTTATTTTCAATAATTTCACCTTCATCTAAAAATACATCTATATCATTTTTAATTTTCTCTTCCTTAGTCATCTCTCTTAATTCTTCATTTTCAAAAATAGGATATTCAAATTTTCTATCATATACTTTCATATCCTTTTGAAAATTTGGATACCATTCTTTTTTAAATTCATTAATATCATAATTTAGTGTATCTATTAATTTATCTTTTTTGTAAATATAAATCATTAAATATCTCCTTTAAACATTAATATTCTATAATTAGAGTATTATAACCTGCATAACCAATATCTTCTGCAACTCCTTTTGTTCCAAATATTCCATAAGTATCATTTATTTTTTTAAAATAAAATACTCCATCTGACCTAACCCCATTATCAAGTCCTAAGATAAGTTCTTGATTGATAGGTAAAGATTTTAAAATAGCATTTGGTAAGGTACAAGTAACATTTCCTATTACTGTTATTGAGTGTATATTATTAAAAGTTAAATGAGAGCTAACATTTGTAACATAAAATGGAAGCTCATTTGAAGCACCACGCCACAAAACCATTTGAGTTCTCTTTAGGTTTTCCAATCTATTTACAATTGAATCTATTGACATATCTTTAAAATATTCAGCTGAATTAACAATACTAGATGTTGTTCTTATGCATTTAAATAGTTTTCCAGTATTTTTATCTAAGTAATATTCACCTATTCTCTTTTCTCCAGTATCTTGTATAAAGCTAAGATTAATTTGACCACCTGCAATAGCATTAAATTTCTTATTTATCTCAGGTATCTTACTTTCTAATTCTTTTTTTGAATTATTGCTAATTGTAGTTATTTCACTTATATAATTTTCTTTTTTGCTTTTTATATTTTCTAAAACTTCTGAAGATGTTTCATTTATTGATGACACTCCAGTATTTATTTCATTTTTAGCAATATCTCTAATTTTTCCAATTTCTTTTAATGAGTCATTTTCTTTCTTTGTTATATTCTCTAGAATCTCAGATGTTTTTGTATTTTTAAAAGTTTCTATTTCTTCTTTTAATGTTTCAAGTCTTTTCCTAACTTGTTCTTGAGCTTTTTCATCAGCAGTTTCACTTATATTTTCTATAATTTCTTTAAACTTTTTATTAAAATCATCAAGTGGTAAAGTTTCTATGACTCCATCTGCATTCATATACCAAGTCGATGAAGGCTCTAATGGTGTTAGTATTTGGGTTTGATATTTACTATCAGTTTTTACTCCTACACTATTCAAATAATCTATTATATTATTTATATCATCTACGATTTTGTTTGTATGCTCTACAGCCATACTTAGTTCAGGGAACTTCTCTAAATATTTAGAAGCATTTACATTAAAAATTGATATTATTTGAAATTCAACTGCCTTATTATTGATATAATTATCAACAATCAATGTGCTTTCATTGTTATCTGATATAGTTCTATAATTACCTTTTGGAATAGGAATAAATGGACTTGCTTTTTCTCTATATAGAAAAACTGTATTTTCTAAGTCAATACCATTTATTTCATAACTTCCATTTCCTTTTTTAAATTCTCTTATAATTTTATGTAACTTACCTGTTTTAAAATCCATATTATCTCCTTTAAAAAAGGGTAAGAGGTTTATATCCCCTTACCCCTTTACTGATTAAACTTTAAATGTGAATTTTGTTATTTTTGTTGGTGCAATTACTACCACTCCAACAGATTTAGTTATTTGAAGATGCCAAGTTCTTCCATCTGTTGGCATAAATACCATATCTGTAGTTATAGAGTTTTCCCATTCTGCGAAACCAAATGTATAACTTGGTATTATATAGAATGTTCCTTTTGCAACTTGTTCAGATATAATTATTTCAGCACCATAGAATGTTAAAGGTGTGTCACCAGTTCCACCACCAAAAGCAGCTTGATAATCTCCATTGATAAAGATTTCAGATGAAGCAAGTACCGAATAATCTTCTTCATTCATTACTATAGCTACACCTTTCTTTTGATCTAGACCATTTTTAGCCCATACATGTGCACTTCTAACTCTTTGGATTAATATTTTGATATTTTCTATATCATCAACTGTTTTTGTATTTTTTCCTGCTGTTGCAAGTGTTCCAGCTGCTGCTATTGCTGCAATTATTTTTTCATCTTCTTTTTGTAAAACTGCATTTGTCATTGATGAAACTATTGGTGATTTTAAATCTAACTTTGTCTTTAACATGTCAGTTTCCGCTAACTTGTCTTGTGAAGAAATTTGTGCAATATTTGCTTGGAATTTATCAAAATCTCCACCTTCTCCTGTGAAAGAGCCGTTGAACATTGATGGAATTCCATCTTTTGCTGTTGCTTTTTTCTTTCTGTAAAATGTATAAGATTCTCCACCTTTTGCATTTCCTCTTTCTGCCATTTTTTTCAATCCACTAGCTTTTAATGTGTCCTGTGCCATTAAAACTGAAGTTGCGAATTGTTGTTGTTTTGTGTTTGTTGTTGTTGACATTTAATACCTCCTATAAACCTAATGTTTCTTTAAAATATTTTTTATCTTCTTCTGTTCCAATTATTGCCATTAATTCTTTTACTTTCCCTTGAACATCTGCATTACCAATATTCGCTCTCAGGTATTCATTAAATTTATCAACTGCTTGATAACCTGTTAATCTAGATGTTCTACTTTCTCTTTCTGTTTTTGCTCCTACATTTGCTCCTGGAGTCATATTTTTAACAAGTGCATTTACTACTTTGAAAGCAATAGGGTTTGTCATTATTTCATCATAATATTTACCTAAATTGCTTTTATCAAGTGCTTGTCTTAATTGTGTTCCTGTATATTTATAACTTTGCTTTTCCTCCATTGTCAGAGAAGTATTTAACTCTTTCATAATACTATCTCTATCTTTTGGAATTTCTGCTAAGTTTTCTTCCATCAAAAACTCAATTTGTGCCTGTGTAAAACCTTGCTCTTGATATCTCTTTGCATATTCTTCTATATAAGGTAACGAACTTTCATCTATTCTTCCTTTAAATTTAGAAAAATCATAACCACCTAAATTATATTCTTCTGTAAACTCTATATCGTCCACAGTAAATGGTTTCTTTTCTTCTACATCAGTGTCAGCTTCATTATTGATCCCTAAATTTTGATCAGTATTATCTAGAATTTCATTGTTTTCTGATGTATTTTCTAGTATTTCATCTTCCATTAATTACCCTCCTTCTCTTCATTAAACTTTAAATCTGTCATTAATTTCATTATTAAATTTCTTTTGTCAGGATATTTTCCTGTTATCATATAAGTACTTTCTCTATTCCGTTCTTCTTCTAATAAACATTCTTCTAACAATTTATATAAATCATTATTTCCTGAAAATTTATCTAGAAGTATTTGATATTCATTTCTATGTTCCATTAAATATACCCATACTTTCCTTGATTTCTTCTCCTATACCTACATCTTGACGTTTTCCAATTCCTTCTTGGACCATAGCCATTTTTTGCATTTGTTCTAACTCTTGTTGCTGTGCTATCAGTTGTTTTATTTCTTCTTTACTATTTAATACATCTAATGGTACTCTCATTTTCTTACTTGCCCAGTCTATCAATTCATCGATTTTAAAAATAAATTGTCTTTGTGTTTCAGGCACAACTTGCGATAATGTCATATAAAAATTAATTGTATTTATAACTTCATCACTTCCTGCATTACGAGTAAGTTCATTTACATATTGAATTTGTGAAATATTTATATAACTTTTATTTTCTTCTGTATCTAGTAAGCCCTTGCTATCCATGATGTAATAAGCATTCATAAATGTAGGCTCTAGTAATTCAGTGTTTATAAGTTCATAAGTTCCAGAAAATTCTTTTCTAAACATCTCATGTCTTAAACTCATTTCTGTAGCAGACCTATTTTTTGTATCAGACACATCTCCTAAAGGTTGAGCCATAAATATTTCTTTTATATCTTGCTTTACTTGTTCGATATCTCTTTCAACTGGTAGAAGATTAGTACCTATATTTATAGGCTCTACTCCATATCTATCTCCACCTATTCCACTTCCAGCATAGTTTTTTGCTCCAGATTTTAAACTAACTTTATTTATTAAATCTATACTTCCATAAAAATTTAATGGTGGACTAACGATTTTTTCAGCATGTTTTTTTCTTTTTTCTTTTAAATCTTTCAATTCTTTGAATAAATCTAAGTTTTCTAAACCTATACCAATTCCCCAAGGATTCGAGCTATTAACTTTCCATCTAAACACTGTATAGGGATTATAATTTAATTCTCCCTCATATAACATTTGTTCAAAAGCTTCTGTATAAAGTCCATGATAGTATTTATAACTGCTTGTATTTTCGTCAAATACACCAATAACACACTCTATAATGTTTATCTTTTCATCAAGTTTTTCCTCATTTAATCCCTGTGGTGTTGTAATAGGTAAATGCCCAAATAAATCATTAATATCGTTTAGGTTTTTTTCTACATATACTTTAAATATAATGTTAGGTTTTCCTAAATTGTCCTCTAAAATATATATATTGTCTAAGTTTTGATAAGCATAAGTAAAACATTTAGTATTATCTTTTAGTTCTATAATCTTCCTTATACCTGTTCCGACTTTTATACAATCTAGCAATGATTTTGATGTTTCTGTATAATAGTTAGTATTATCATTAGTGAAATAAACTGTATCTGAATTGTTTTCTAATACCTTATTTATTTCATTTTCTTGTGTTTCAGCAGTTGGCCCATCTACACCAGATACTTTTTTTAAAGCTTCTTGATTTACTTTTACTGTTGCCCATCTTCCAGATTTAGAAAAGATTGATGACATTATAAAATTACACAAGAAATTTTCACTCTTTAAAATAACACTTTCTACACCTCTACTACTTTGCTTCTCTATTGTTCCACTATCTTTAATACTAAAATTTACATCAGTGTATTCATATACTTCGTTGTATACTCCTCTTATATCTTCTTTATACTTTTTTGCATTATCATAGTAGAATTCTAATTTTTCTTTTGTTATTCCTAATATCATAAGTTACTCCTACAACTTTCTTTTAAAAGCTTTCTTTAACTTGTCAATATCTTCATTATCTTCTTTTCTTGAAAAATCATTAGTAGAATTAGAATAATCTACAGTTGTTGTTTTTTGTTGATTAAAATTTTGATCAACATTTGTTTTAGTAATAGTTCCTGTATCTTGTGCTAATCTTTGGTTAAAATCATTTTCAGCTTTTCTCTTTTCTTCTGCTTCTCTTAATAGTCTAGCTTGTTCTTCTCTGGCTCTTCTTGCTTCAGCTTCAGCTCTATCTGCTTCCTCTTTTCTTCTTCTATTTTCTTCTGCTACTTGTGCAGCATATTGCTGTTCTTGTCTTGCAGCATCATCTTTTGCTTGTTCTAACATTCTTTCTTGATTTTTTTGTGCATCTGATTTTCCTATTAATCCTCCTGTTAAATTTCCTGCTAGTCTGTTAGCACCTTTTCCAATTTTTTTAAATGCTCCACCAAAGCCTCCACCACCCTTATAATAAATTTTTTGTTCATACTTATCTTTTAAATTCAAAAATATCATAGATATACCTCCAATACTGAATACATTTCATTTTTATAATGTTTCGTTTTATATTTTTTTATTAAATGTTTATGAAAATTATAAGCAGTTTTATTTTCTATAAAACACCACATATTTATTTTTTTATAATGTTGTAATCTCTCATCAAATAGTTTCATTAATTCATAATAAGAATTCTTATTGTAATTATTTTTACTAAGATTTATAATTCCAAAAAAACAATTATCATCATAATAAGTAAAATCAATATAGTATTTTTTATCTAATAAGTAAGCTGAATCAGGAGCATTTATTTTTTCTCCTTCATCAAAATAATATTTATAATATTCTTTATTTTTTAACTTATTAATTTTGCTTTCCATCGCATTTATTTCATTATGATTAAGCTTTTTAATTCTCATAGCTTCCCCAATCTAAGTCTTTTATATTTTTTTCATATACTTCTAAAAACATTCGCATACAATAATATTCAATTGCATCACATGTATTACTTGCAGCAAGTCCTCTGCCGTGGATAGGTACTCTTAGATTTTCCCCAGTAGTGTTATCTATTTTCCACTCATACGCTTTCATAAGTTTTACCATATCCCTAACACTAGTACAGTCTAAAAACTTAATTTTATGTTGTTCTATACTGTGTCTTGTAATCTCTATCGTCTTATTAACTTCGTATGCTCTTAGCACTCTAACATTATTAAAATGCTTGTTGTATGCTTCTCTTCTACTTGTTAAATAATCAATAGCATCTTGTCTATTTCTAGCATCATGAGGGAGTATAATCTCTACATCTTTTATATTATGTTCTTTCATAAATGTTTTTATGTACTCAATATAATGTATTGTTGCTTTATCTGTTGCAGCATAATGATGAATTACAGTATTGTCTATTGTGAATACTAAGGCTGTACTATCATTTATCCCCAGGTCCTCACTAACATATAACTTTTTATTAGATATGTCTAAATCTTTTATCCATTTAGCTTTTAATAAGCTTCCTGCATAGATAGCATTCTCGTTAGCTACATCTGTATCACATAATATATCTTGTTTAAATTTACTTTCACTCATTAAAGTTTTAACATTTTCTAATTTTTCATCTGTATAAACTCTAGTTCCATCTTCTTCAACCGCTCTACTATCTAAAGCATTTAAGACATCGATATACCATTTATTAGGTCTTTCTTCTATCATTCTATTAAACTCACTACCAAAACGTGGAGTACTCACAAGAATAATTTTACCTTTTATATTTACAACTGAAGGTATTAAATACATCATTATATCTTTGTTTTGTATTAATGCCATTTCTGATATAACTAATAAATCTAGGTTTCCACCAACTTTATTATTTGCATCTTGTGACCCAACAAAATAAATTTTTGATCCGTTTTTAAATCTAATTGTGTTATCAGAATGATAGAGCTTATCAGATTTTAGAGGTAAGTCTAAAATACTTCTATCTATAACTTCATCTATTATCTTTTTTTTACTGTTACTGTATCCATCAAGTATCATCATTTTACCTTGCTTCATTGTTGGAAATACATAGTAAACAACACTATTAGAAACATCTATACATTGTTTACAAGCTAAATATAAAGCTAGTAGATCCTTCCCCATTCTTCTGCACCAGCACAATAAAAAGTAATTGTAGTTATCATATAAATCTATGATATCTTTTTGATAAGTTCTAGGCTTAAAAACTAAAGAATTTTTTTTCTTTTCTTTTCTGTTATTCAATTCTTTTTCTAATAACTCAATTAATACCTTCATTTGTATCACTCTCTAAAGATTTTATAAACTCTAAAACTTTTAATATATCTTTATCAGATAATTTTTGTAGCTTCTCAGTAAAATCACATAACAGTTCATTTTTAAATTTATTTTTTTCTAACTCAATTTTCTCAAGTCTTTCAATTCTATCTAATTCAAATATTTCTTGTTCAGTCTGTTCATTTAATTTAATTAATTCCTGAGTTGCTTTAGTTATATCTTCTGCAAGATTTAAAGTATATTCTATTTTCTCTTTTGCTATATTATTAAGATTTAATCTATCTTTCTTATTCTTTGTTATTTCTTCTCTGTATTGTTCTCTAAAAGATTTTAAATAGTCTAGTTGTTTAATTTGTAATTTTTCTTTACTGCTTAATCTCCCAGCAACTGATTTAGATAGTCCTAATTTGTCCCCTACATCTCTTATTGTTTCTCCTGACTCTATTAATGCTCTTGCTTTTTCTTTTTTCTTTCTTCTGTTGTCGTTTGTCGCTGTCGCATTCTTGTCGTTGTTTGTCGTATCATTAAAATCTTTTCTGTATCTCTCTACTGTTCTTACACTTATGTTTAATGCTGCAGCTATTTCTTTGTTATCTTTCTTTTCTATTATTAACTTATAAACCTCTTGTCTTGTACTCACATCTTCCAGCACCTCCAAGCCGAGAAAATAAAAAAATGGAATACATAAAAAGTTATTTATATTTCTATAAACTTCTTCTTATATATCCCATCTACTTTTTAATTAAAAATTTTGATTGTAAGATATTTTTTTATTTAATTTTTTAAAATTTTTTTACACTTTTTTCTATTGATATTATTGGACTTTTTGAGTTCTACAAAAAATATTAAAAAAAAGTATTGACATAGGTTTAAAACTATGTTATTATAAAAGTACCTCGAAGGAAGGAGGTGATAAAATGAAAATCCAATTTATAATTGTAATTGGTTCTTGGTCGTTCTCGATTACAATTACTAAAAAAGATAAGTAATTTATCCCCCTCTCCCAGAGGGGTAAAACTAAGAGTGATAAACTCTAAGCCTTGACACTTAGATTATATCACTTCTTAATAAAAAAATCAAGTAAAATCAAGGAGTGATGAAGATGTTAAAAGAATTAATGAACCACAATTTTTTAGGAGTTAAATTTTTTAGAGATGAAGCTGGGAAAATATATGTAAGTGATGAACTTGTATACAATTCAAAACCAATTGAATTAGAAGGATATCAAATCTTATTTGAAATATTCCATTCTAGAGAAGATGTTGAAGCTATAAAAAGACAAATAGAAATAGCTAAAAATTATGATGAATGTATGGCAGGTACTTGGAAACCTGCCTCAGTTGAAAAAAAATTTAATAGAGTATAAAAGGAGTGGTAAAAATGAAAAAGATCACAAGAAAAATGATAATAAACGCTTTAAATAACAATGAAATTAAAATAATATGTACTCACTTAGATAGTGGGTACTGCTCTCAAGTAAAAACACCATTTACAGTAACTGGAGAATATAGAGAACATTTAATCAGAATGTATAATCAAAATAATAAAATGTTTAGAGTACAAAGCGATAATAAATTTAGTTGCTTGTATGATGACTATGTAATTGAGGGGTAAAAAGCCCCTCCACAAACTAAGGAGGTAGGAAATGGAAGAAAAAAAGAGAAAAGGGTATAAAACAATGGAGCAGCAAAAAGAAGCTGATAAAAGATACCTTGAAAAACATCCAGAAGCTAAGGAAAAGAAAAAAATATCTGCTATGAAAAGCAACGCAAAAAGGTTTATAAAAGAATTTGCTAAAATAGAAGATTTAGAAGAACTTGAAAATCTAATAAAAGATAGAAAGATGAGTTTTTAGTACTCATCTTTTTCATTTTCTCCAACTTCATCAAGAATCTTTTTTATTTCTTCATTTTCATATCTTGTATTTTTTGAGAATATTACAATTCTTTTATCTTTAACTTTGATTCTGTATTCTCCATCACCTAACTCGTGTATAATTTTGGGGATATGTCTAATTCTTACTAAACTCATTCTTTCAATTCCTCCACTTCAATTATAAAGTAATTTTTCCCTGCTCCTGTGTGCTTAGTTGCTTCTATCTTATCTATTTGTTTATCATCAACATATAAGAAACCTTTGAAACAGTCAAGTACAGATTTAAAATAATTATCTAAATCTCTCGCTCTTTTATCTGCAAAAAACAGATCTAGTTTTACTTTTACTCTTTTTTCATAAGTTTTATAATTATATAATTTCATATATGATTGAACATTGTTTCTAAACTCTCTCCCTGTTTTACTAAGATATGTTACATTCCTTCCTCTTCTCCAATGAGTATTTGCACTGTCTGGCTTATATGGTATTGTATAGCATTGTTTCATTGGGATCACTTCCAAATTAACATAGCTATCAAAACTATTTCTAAGACTATAACATATATAAAAAATGTATTAATTTTATTTAAAATAAAATTATCTTTTTTTTGAACATCATAAGCCATTTCATATTTATCAGCCATATTTTTATAAAATTCTTTATATTCTTGTTCTTTAATTCTAGCCTTTTTTGCTTCATCTGCTTGTGTTATATAAAATGCTCTTTCAGATTCAAGCCTTTTATTTCCAGTATTTAAAATTTCAATTTCTTCTTTTAATTCATTAATTTCTTTTATATAAGCTTTATTGTCTTGTTTCTTATGTCTTAAATCTTTTATTAAATTTAGAATATAGCCCTCACATTCTTCTCTACTGTTAAGCTTAGAAGCATTATAAGTAACCCCAGCTTGCTTATTAGCTTTAGTTATAAAACTTCTCCAATAATCTCTTATTGTTACTTTTTTGTTTATCATTTTTTCCTCCTATAATTTATATCTTAGTGATAGAATTTTCAATTATTTCAATATTTATTTTTTCAGATAAATAAATATCTTTTATTTTCTTAGAGAATTCAGTCTTCTTTTTCTCCATTTCTTCATCTGTCATAATTTTTTCTCTAAACAAATGATTATTTATAATTCTTATACTGTTTCCTTCTCTAATTTTTAGTTCTTGTAAATACTCAATCATGTTAATTCCATTCCTTTCCAATTCTTTTAATATTCTTTTGCCATTTATTCCAGTAGCTTTCAAGAATATCATCTTTTGTATATCCTAACTTTTGGCATATTTCAATTAAGGAATCAGAAACTGTTAACAAATGATTTTTTGAAACTGCTTCAATTAGATATAGAACTGGAATATGTCCTTCAACTATATACTTTTGTTTCCACTCATTAAAATCTAAGTCTATCAGATAAGCTATTTTTGTAAACTCAGCTAAATTGGTATCACAATAGTTGATCATTTGAGCAAAGAAGAAAAATATATCTGTTAATTCTTCTAACTCTTTAGCTTTATCATATTCTTTAGTTTTCCATGTTTTATGAGAAAACTTAGTTTCTTCGTTGAATTCTACACACTCAGCTATAAAACTCATTGTTATATCTTCAAGTGTTCTTTCTCTTGAACTGTGTATATTTTTATCTAAATATTGTTGCAGCATTAAGATTTCTCCAAATGTTTCAGGCTTTTTAAACTCCATTATTCCCCCTTAAATTTCAACTATTTTTTCATATATATTTAAAACTATATCTGTGAATATTGGCTCCTCTATTTCAAAATTTCTACCAATAAAATGCTCAATTATAAACTCAATTTCTTTATTTATTTTTAAAGATTTTTTAGTCTTATGACTAATGGAAATATGCTTTAATAATTGCTTTTTCTTTTCATCATAAAATTTATCAAAGCAAATTATATAGCCTTTATATGTATAAACTCCTATAAAAATGTCTACTATTCTATAAAAAGACTTATCCCATTTATTTGATAGTTCTTCTGAACGAATAAATTTAGTTTTTAATTTTCTCATCATACACTCCTATATTTTAATTTTCTTTATTTTTTTCTATTATTTCATTTAATCTTTTTATTTCTTTTTTTGTTCATCAATTTGAGGTAATAGTTCTTTATATGTTTCGTTTCTTATTGAAATCTGTCTCATTTCAACATCACAAAGAGTTTTTCCCATATTAACATAACCAATTCTATTGATGTTGAGTGTTCCATTTGTAATATCATGAAAACCTATGTATCTTTCTGTTACTGGGTAATTATGTCTAGTGTATGCTTTATAAATCTTAGCAAATTCAAATGTTAAGAATTTTTCTAACTCATCAGCAGACATCATGCAGACTTTTTGCCAACCGTCTAAAGCATCTATAACTGCATGTATTCCTTTGTCTGTAAACTCAACACTTCCATAGCTTCCATATCTGACAATAGTATTTTTTAACATTTGTTTAGCTAGAACTATTCTGTCATCTAATTCGCTTTCAGTTGTATGTGTTGCGTATTGAATAATTTCTGCAACTTGTGGAAAATTCTTATATACTCTATTTCTAATCATAGAGATAAAAGCTCCATTGAGTTGCTCAACTGTTAAATGTGATAGAGCTAAATAATATATATTTAATTTTTCTTTAGTCATTTCATTTGTAGGGAAATAGTCTAAAAATGGTTGAAATACTGTATTAAATTCTTGGTTAGTCATTATAATCCATACCTCGCTTTCATTTGTTCCATGTAATCATCATCAACTTTTAAATGGCTTGTGTCCTTGCTTTCAGCAATTTTATTTTCGTTGTTATTATTAAAAACTTTAGATTTTTTGTGTTTCTCTATCCATTCAGGCTCTAATCCAGTCCATTCTTTTTCCATAGCAATATTAATAGCTTCATCTAAAGCAAACCAATTAGGAAAATCTTTAATTATTTTTTTGATAGGCAGTACAGTCTTTATTGGTTTTTTAATATTCTTACGATACTCTATATACTTGAATAGGAGTTCTTTATATTCATTATCCTCAGTAAGATTATTTATAAACTCTTGGATCTCATTTGGCTTTT